TCAAAAGTTAAAGTCCTTTCTCTTGGCCTACCATATTGATATATATGACCATTCTCTTCAAACTCATCTCTTATTTGATACCACAATTTTGAATTAGAAGGGAAATAATAAGGCAAAGACAGTATTACTTTGTTCTCATGTATATGTTCATATTCTGTGTTCAAAGAATAGTCAAAGTCCATATCTCCATATTCATTAGTATCAAACCATCCAAAAAATAAATGGAATCTACAGTAATAATCAAGCTCTTCATCAAAATATCCCTTACTATTTAACTTCTTATATATATATCTAAGTTTAGACGTGCCAACAAAGAAAGTAGCTTCTAAACCCGTAAGACAAGCTAACTCTGTAAGTTTATTTTCTTCTACTATCGTAGGATTCTTTCCTTTGCACTCAACCCATAAATCTTCTGTTAGATATTTATTTTTTTTTATCAGGAAATCAGGAAGATACCAACCATTTTCAGGTAATTGAAATCCTTCTGGTTCATATTCCCAACACAATCCAAGTTTATCAAACAAAATAGCAGCTCTAGCTTCTAACCTTGATCTAAAAGAAATACCATTATATTTAGTTGGTATAGGTTGAAGTGTTGTCATAATTCTTTCTTCCAAAGAATAGATGCGGTTGGATACGTTGTTTTGATTTTATTAAATGCCTCTTGTTTATTAATTCCCCAAGCTCTTATCTTTACGCCTTCTTTGTTTGGTTCGCAAACCCAAAACAAATGTAGTTTTGGTACTGGTCTTGGATTACTCGCAGTAGCGGCAGTGAAATAAGTCATATTGAATGGAAAAATAGTGGGTTTACTGAAAAATTAACTTGTAGAGAACATTATGAAACTGACTTCTCTACTGCACTACACAACTCTTTACTGTTCCCTTTGATCCGAGTGGTCGAGACTCGAAAACATCTGCGTCATGAATGTTAATCGTCAAGAAACGAGCAGCTAATCTCTCTCAGGAATATCTGAACCTGAGTCAATAAACCCACTACGAATCTAGGAGTCTCCTTCAGGATTAAATGGATCTCCGTTACCAATTAATACAGTTAAATCAAATCCATTATCTTCTAATTGCTCCCACTCTTCTTCTACAACAGCAACATTGAATCCTTCTTCACGATCCATGATGTTGAATGTGTATTTAGTTACTCCATCTACAACTTTATGTAAGGTGCAACTAAAGTCAGAAACCAAACCAACACCTTTACGGTATTTCTTTAATCCTGTTTCTTTTTTAATTTGTTTGAAGATACTTGGCTGGCTAACTTCAAATACTTGAATGGTCTTTTTATCAATATTATATATAGGCCAAACATAACAATGTACGGCTGGACTATCAGAGATATTAGCCTTTAATCCCTGTTTAACATTGTCATATAGGCACTTTGTTCTTCTAAAAGTACCACCCATTTCTTTGATAATATCTTCATCACTTGGAGCGTTTTCATCAACTAATGGAAACCTGAATGGCCTTTTGGTTCCATCATCAATTGATTCACCAAATACTTGCCAATATTCAAGAGGATCTTCATCTATAAATATAAATTCAACCTCCTCATTGTTTTCAATTTGATTAGGTCGAAAGTAACGATCATTACCTGATCCTCCTTCTGGAGCATCAAGAGATTTTTGATACTCTTTTTCGGCTGTTGCTGAAAATTTCATGTTGATTTTTGCAGTTAGTAAGTTTAAAGTTAAACTGGCTGTTAATCGTACAAATTAATTTTTGTACCTGATTATCCTAACACAGGCTTGATGATGTGTCATCTAAGCTATGCTAAAAAACACCCCCAATCAAATTAATGATCAGGGGTGCATACTGTTCTTGTAATTCATTGTAGATGTCAAACTTAAATCTTGCAAATTTCTTAGTAGAAGGGCTTGTTTACGCTCCAATATATAAGAAGAACGCAACTATGATTTCAGGCCGTAAGGCTACAGGTAAAAATCCATTAGAAGATAGTTGGGATAGGGACTTTGGCCCTGCTGATGTTGAGCTTGCTCTTCGTAAAAATCCTAACTTACAAGCTGTTGGAATATATACAGGTATTCGTGGTAAAGGAATTGTAATTTTAGATGTTGATGGAGATCTAAAAGGCTTGCAAAAGCAGTGGGGTCATACATTAAAGGGTGCTCCAAAGATTACTAGCACAAAGAAAAACGCTGCTAAGTATCTTTTTAGAATCCCTGAGAATCTATGGAGTGAAGTTAAGGGACATGGCCTAAGAAAAGATCAAGGCTCTGAATATGAAATCCTATGGGATAGAAGACAAGGTTTAATCCTTGGTGCTTATCCAGGCCATGAGCGTACTGATACTCCAGCAGGTCTTTATACACTTGACGGTGACTTAAGGAATATCCCAGAAGCTCCTGCTTGGCTTATAGCTGAGATGAAAGCTCCTCCAAAAGTAACGACCCAAAATAGAAAGGATCTTGATTTCTCAGATAGAACTGATGATGAGATAGGTCAAATCATTGGTGACTGCTTACAGGTCATTAGTCATAAGGGTCAAGGCAATAGAGATCATTGGATTCAGATCGGAATGTGTATTCATTCCGTTTTACCAAATGAGATGGGTTTAGCTCTTTGGTCACACTGGTCGAGCCAAGACAATGAATACGCTAAAGATTGGGAGGACTCTGACGATCACCACACGCCTTGTACGTCACCTTGGTACTCGTTTAAAGGCTCTGGGGTTGGTTTAGGTACTTTGATCTGGTTAGCGGATAAGGAAGACCCACAGAGGCATAGGTTTCAACCAGACATCGCTGCAATCGTTAAGGAGGCTGAAGAGAAGAAGATTCAAGAAACACGCTTATCTACGCTTCCCTTCGAGGAAACGATGAAACGTGCCAATAAGATTCTTGATTTACCTAATCCAGCAGAAGTTAATTACAAGCTAAATACTCTTTCCTTACAGGCTGGTTATAGAGATCAAGCAGCTTTAGAAAAAATTATTGTCGATAACCTTCAATACGAAAATCAAACAGGGATCTTCTCTGTTAAAGAGTTGATGGATATGAACCTTAAGCGTGAATATTTAATACCTGATATTTTACCTAGCCCTTCAGTTGTCTTGATCTATGGAGCTGGAGGTGATGGTAAATCTATGTCTGCTTGGTCTTTAGCAAAACATATTGCTACTGGATCTCCCTTCTATGTTCGTGGAAATCTTTTACCAGTAGAGAAAGGCAAAGTCCTTTTACTGAATGGCGATCAACCGTTAACTCAACTTAAAGAACAACTAGAAGAGGTTGATTATCCAATAGATGACAACACCCAGATCTTTACTGATTGGCAACTTCAACGCTATGCCCAATTTGTAAAAGTCATGAAGCAACACGAACCAAAGCTAGTTGTTATCGACTCCTTGATTGGTTGTAGTGGAGGTAAGGCATTTGATGAAAACAAATCTGATTTTGCAACTCCTCTCTATTGGCTAACTAGAAATAATGGCAATCTGTTCCCTAAAACAACAATCGTTATTGTTCATCACGCTAATAAGAACGGTGGCTTTAGAGGTACTTCTGCTATTCGTGATGCTGTTGATGAGGTTTGGTCACTTACGAAACCAACAGAAGAAGAAGCTCAAAGAGTTGGGCAATTTAGCAGGTTAATCACGATCCAAAAGTCAAGGTCAGGTAGAGAAGGTTCTCAGCTAATTATGAGAATGGAAGAGGATTTAAGTTTTACGATTGCAGATCACACTCCAGAAGTAGAAAACGATCCAGCTCCAACTTCCGTTACAGGAAGAGTTCTTCAAAGATTGAGAGTTATACATCCTGCTACACGTACCGCTAGTGAATTAGTTGACGATCCAATACTCAATGGAAAACCAGCAGCTATTAGAAAATCAGTTCAAAGACTTCATAAGAGAGGTTTAATAAAAGTTGAATCTAACGATCCAATAAGATATAAAGCTGTCCTCGCACGGGGAGAGGTTAAAGAAAGTGTCCCATCAGGGGTAAAACCTAGTGTTGGAACGGGATCTGGTATAGGACACATGGATAGGACAAATGAAAAGTGTCCTATTGGTTCGTCGGATAGGACACAATAAAAGTGTCCCATAGGGTTGTCCTATCGATAAACACAGGTAGCAACTATGTTTTTGGTTCGTAGGACACATTTTGATATATCCCCGCGCGTAAGCCTTCCTATCTAATAGTTCTATGCTATACTCATAGAAGAATTACTTAAGAGTACAAATGTCTGACGTTTATGAAATCTACAATTACAAATGGGACTCTGAGACTGAGATAATGCACATTGAAGCAGAAGTCTCTGACTCAGTTCTTGCTTGTCGTGCTACACAATACGAACCAGAACAATGGACACATGGCAGATGTTATGTAGAAGTTTTATGGCCTGATGATGATCTGGTTCCTGCTATAGCTGAAAGCAAAGAATCTTTACTTGCCTATTGCAATAACACTCCTGACATTGAATGGACTCTAATTCCTTTAGATAATTCGATAGAAGAAGCTCAGTTATGTGATGTTCTTTGATAATCGGCTAGTATCTTTGTGTAGCTAGGCCAAACTAAAATGAAAGATAAAACTAATTACCCTGGGAAAAGCAGAAAACATATCAACATACTTTTAGAACCTCACCGTGGAGAACTGTTATCTGAGTACGTCAAGAAAGTAGATAAGAAAAGATCTGACGTCTTAAGAGAAATTATTTATAGTTTTCTTTGTGAAGAATATGGCCCTGAAATATATT